CCTTCCCAGATCCGCGCGTCACTGCTCACTAGAGCGAAAACTGGCTAATCCGTTGTTTACAGTGATGAATCAAGGCATTTGACTGTCCAGACCCTTTTTTCGCGTTGACTGTCCGCCGAAGCGGGTGGGTATCGGTGCTCCTTGCGCGTACCCTTCTTGTGCAAGGCTAGTAACCTAGCCAGTAGGCAAGCTCTCCGGGGTCGAAGTCCCCTGCCGGTCCGGTTCGTTAACGTCTCGGACAGCGACGTGGAATGCTGCGTATTGTACTGATATACTCAGTACAAATCAACGGTGACACGATATGGGAAACAAACCGAAAACCATCATGTTGCGGGTATCCACTGAATTCAAAGCGCTGTTGGTGGAGCGGGCGAAATTTCATCACCGCACCATGACTAGCTATGTCGAATGGCTGGTGCTGCAAGACGCAGATCCCGCAGCCCGTGGTCCGCGAACCGAGCCGAAAAACCGGCGCGGGTAATGTCCGGCGACTTGTTCGCCGAAGCGATTGATTCTCCTTTTCTTTCTGCCTTGGCTGTTCTCGAAATGTCCGGCGAAATGTCCGCTAAAGCTGCTTCTTGTGATACGCCACCGCCTGCCTTGTAATTCCGTGCATGGCGGCTATCTTGCACGTCGGTATGCCGCTGGCCAGCGCTGATTTAATGGCGCGAGCCCGTTCGGGTCTCTCGGAGTGGATATAGGGTCGCTCACCGCTGAACTCGCGGCGTACCGAAGACACGGCCGCGTCCAGAATATCCGCCTGGACGATGCCGGATAAAAAATGCCGGATGCGATCAAGCGGATCGTTATGGTCCATGGTCAGCGGGCGATTGGGTTGGCGTGTTCGCGTTGGCGGGCGCTTGAGTGGGGATCGGCATTCCGGCCTGATCGAGCGGTGCCATGTTGGTCGGAATATACCGGACATCGCCACCGGGGACCGGATTACGCCCTTCCATGCTTCTGACTTCGTTCGGCGTGAGCGCGCCCGAGTAAAACATTTCCTTGACCAGCGCGGTTCTGGCGGCGCTATCGGCTCGCTCCAAGCGAGTGACATCGTGCTGAATAAAGTAATCCTCGCGCTCGGCGTCGCTCAGCAACCCATCCTCCAGCGAGGCTTCCCACCGCTCCAGCCACGGGACCAGCGAGTCAGTGAGGTACTCCATACTCATGGACTCGATATTCGCCCAGGTGGCCCGGCCCAGATCCATGAGTTTGTGCGGCGGGACGCGAAAGATGCGGGCAATCTCGATGATCGAGAATCCTCGGCTCGCGATGTACTGCGCATCCTCATTCGAGAGCGCGAGCGCCTCAAACTTCATGCCTTCCTCCAGGACCGCCACCTTCCCGGCGTTGCCGATGCCGCTGTACGCGGTATTCCACGACTCGCGAAGCCGCCAGGCCCCCTCCGGCGTAAGTTTGCCGGGGTGTGTCAGCGTCCCGGATGGCCTCGCGCCTTGCGCGAAGAGTTTGGCGCCGTATCGCTCGGTGGCGATGGCCAGACCGATGGTTTCCCGCGCGTAGGCGATGACGCTGACCCCGATGACCCCATCCAGCGACAAGCCAGGCGTCATGACTACCTTGGACTGGTCCAGGATCGCCGGCTCATTGCGCAGAAACCATGCCTCCGGCGTGTTCGGGGATCGATAGGACTGGAAAAATAGCTCACCGTCGTTGACCATCACTTGCGTGCTATCGGGATGGAGGGGCACCAGCGCCTGTACCCGTCCGCGCTCATTGGTGGCCTTGTAGATATAGGAATTCCCACGGAGCAGCAAATGCGCTTGCCCTTGCTCGCGAAACGAGAATCGAGACTGGTAGGGATTTGGACGCTTCGCCAGCAGCGGGTAAAGCCAGTGATTGCGCGCCGGCTCGCTGCCGCCGCCGGGTAGGCGCTTGTAGACCAGCAAGGGCAGCTTGGCCACGTCTTGGCACAAGATGCTGACCGCCGCCAGCACCGCCGCGCAAGTCAGCGCGGTTTGCGGAGTGACGGCAACGCCAGCGGTTACTGGCTCACCGCCCATGGCGCTCAAGAGCCACGAAGCCGGATTGGAGACGTTGGACGTGGCGGTTTTCGTTAAAGCGTCCGTCATGGAGGCATATTGGATCATACGATGAGTAACCCGTCAGTTTCGTATCGAGAGGGGGGATCGGGCGTGGCTTGGGCCATGGCTCGACCCACGGCCATAATCAACGCCACCGGGGAATCGATCTTGTTCTCCGCGCTTTCCTTGCGCGGGTAAATGCGCTCCTTGGCGTCCAGGTGCGCCACGACATTGCTCATCTGCCAGGCCATGACCGGACAACCGTTATGCACCAGGGTTCGGGTCTTCACCCATGCCTGGAGCTGCTTCATGGGCTCATTGAGATTCTGCAAGGTCTGACTCACTTCCACCATCGGCAGATTCTTGGCGAGTAATTCGGTGGCCAGTTGCGTGGCCTGGAATGGATCGTAAGCAATGGCCTCCACGCGCAGTAACCGACAAACCCGCTCAATATCCTCGCGAATGCGCGAGTAGTCGGTGATGTTCCCCGGCGTCAGGGTTACCAACCCGTCGAGGTGCCAAGCGTAATAGTGCGCATGGGTGGACGACGCCCCCAACATGACCGGGTCTTCCGGCAAGTAATAAAATCCGAATCGGACCTTGCGCTCGCCATCTTCGATGAGGATTTCCAGAGCGCACAGGTCAATCTTGCTCGCCAAGTCCAGCGCCAGCCAAGCGCGCCGTCCGGCAAACTGATCGAGCATCAACGCTAGATCAGCGCAGGCATCCCACTCGCGGGCATCCATCCATTGCGTGCCCGCGTTGACCCAGATGCTCATGCGCTTGGTCAGGAAATTGACCTGCTTGACACTGTTGTGTTGCGCCTCGAAACACGCCTCTTCCAGATTCTCCCGCGATACCGAGACGCCCAGATTCGGATTGCTTTTGAGCCATACCTTGGGGTCGTCCCAACGGTCATCAGGGTCGAGCGTGTAGATCGCGGCGAACAGCGAGGGATCATCCACTCTGCCCTCCAGCACGCGATGACAATACGCCTCCATCGCGAAGCACGGCCCGGCCCGGTTGTAGCCGGCCGTGGTGGTCACCAACATCAAGGGTTGCCGGCGCGATCCCATGCCGGAATACATGGCATCGTAAGCCCTGGGGGACTGATGCTCGTGGTACTCGTCCACGATGGCGCAATGCGGATTCTGTCCGTCGCCGGGGTCTCCCGGCAGCGGCTTAAACGTCGAATTCGCCTCGGCGCGACTGATGGCCATAACGCCAGGGTCCAGACCGTAATGGGCCATCAAATCCGGCGATCGCTTCACCATGGCGCGGGCGTCGGAGTACACGATCCCCGCCTGATCCTTCGTGGTGGCCAGCGCGTAGATTTCCGCGCCCGGTTCCCCGTCGCCGCAGAGCATGTATAACCCGACGGCGCTGGCGGTCGTGCTTTTAGCGTTTTTCCGGCTGACGGATAAATAGGCCCGTCGAAACCGTCGGGTTTCATCGGATCGACGCACGAATCCGAATAGATTGACCAAGACGAATATTTGATGCGGTTCCATCCGCAGCGTCTCCCGGCGCCGTGCCCATTCGCCTTTTACGTGCGGCAACAACTCAATGAACCGAATAACTGACTCCGCATGATCCTTGCTGTACACGAACACGCTATTTCGCGTTCTGGCCGCCTTGAGATCAGCTAGAAATCGTTCAGCCGCCCGCTTAATCCAGCGGCAAGCGGGAATCCCGCGAGCAGCCAAAACTGACTTGGCGTAGGCACGGGCAATGGTCAGGGAATCACTCATTGCGGAAATTAAAAAAGATACCCAGTTTGTAGGTCGCGTTATTTTAAGCTGCTCGGGCCAGCCTGTAAATCTTGTGAGGCTGGACCTTATGCCGGGCGCTGGCGGCGAAAAAAAGTCAACACCCAGTTGATTATCTATTGACTGTCGTAACCGTGACTGGGTCGAAGAGTCTTACGCGGAAGATTGTGCTCATGCTCACGTAATTACCCGGACCTTCCGCGTAAGACTCGACTCCGCTACGCCCCACGCAACCGATCGATTGCGGCAAATGGATTCTCGACTTCCTTGGGCTTGGTGCTCTTAACGCGCGCGCGGCTGGACGGCGTCATGCCGAATTCCACCAGCATCGCCTTCATGGCGTCAAAGGTGATTGCCGAAATCTTGAAATACGGGGATTGCATCGGCGCCCCGCTCGGGCTTTTGATCACCAGGCCATATTCGCGAATTTTTTCATTAGCCTCCACCCAGCGCGCATGCAGTTCACAATAGGCGGCCAGCGCATCGGCATCCACCGCCGTCAAAATACCCGCCTCGTGCAGCATACCCCCCACCTCGTTCCAGTGCTTCCGCGCCGCCTCGCTCAAATGGTCGGGCGGATCAGGAAAGCAGGACTCCAATCTCGGTTCGTCGTCCGGCAGCGGTCGCCGACCCGGATTGCCCTGCAAGATCTTCAGGTTAGTAGGCTTAGGCTTTCTCCCCTTCACGAATCTCATCCTCAAGCGAGCGCATAGCCAGATCACATAGCGATCGCAACGCCAATGCGCTGTTTTTGATGTTGCGGTGTTTTTTGACGGCAGTCAGAGTATCGATGAACTGATCGAAATCCCGATAATCCGCCAGATAAATCGGCGTCGCCTTTTTCGCATGTCGTTCGGCCCTGGCTATGAATTCAGCAACAGCATCCGCCTCATCACTCAAAAACGAAAAAACCACATCCAGGTAACCGAGCGTGGCACTTGGCAAGGTCTTGACGTTCAAGGCGTCCATATCAAAGCGGTCATCGGTCAACCCGAAATATTCCTTCAAGTCCAGGTCCAGCATGTCATAAAGCCGCTTCAAGGTCGCCGGATCATCCTCGCCCTCGATGGCGTTATGGGAAAGTTGCAGCGCGACAAATCGCTTTTGATCAATGGCCCCATCTACCACCACGCAATCGGCTTCAAGCAACCCGGCGGCAATGGCCGCCTCCACGCGATGGTTGCCGCTGATCACATACCAGCGCTCATCGCCCTCAACCTGCCCAATCAATGGTGCCGAGGTGAGTGTGCCATCTCGTCGAATGTTCTCCACCAGGCGATTGAACTGGCGACGCGGCATGAACCTGGCATTCTCATGGCCGACCGTCGCCGACAACAAGGTCAATCGGAGCAGCTCCCGCCGTTCAACGCGCGTTTTTAGCATGTTGGGTCCACCACTTTGAGTATAAGGCTTTGAC